TCTGCACGATGGAAGAAATATTCCTTTCCATCATCACCCTTGATGAATCCGTATCCCTTGTCACTCATTAGTCTGACTATTTTACCGTTCATCTCTCCCTCTCCCGGCGACAACGCCAATCCGCACACCTCTTGTTCAGTCCGTGATTCGTGAGTCCGCACGCGCACTTCCATGATGGTAAGTTCATACATTCCCTGATATAGTTGTGATCTATTTCTCCCTTCTCTTCAATCAGTTCGATTGATTCCTCTTGATAGGTCGGAAGAGGGACAATCATCGATTCTTCCCTGCATACAGTCGGTTCAGTTCTCTCACTTGATTATCTGGCATGATGTAGATGATCTGATTCCCGATGGTTTCAGTCTTGATCATACCAGCCTGATCAAATGATATCATGATCTCATCTAATTCAGCGGCATCCTTGTAATGCGCCCACATCTTCTTGAGTAACATCGCGCGCGAGATCTGATGTGAATCCCGTCCGAGTAGTTCCTTCAGAATCACATTCTTGATGTTCTTCGCTTCTGATAGTCCCTTCTTACCATGAGTCATCTCGCGCACGTTACCTATCAATTTCTCACAGTACACGACAGCTAATTCCATTGACTCTTCATCGATCTTCAAATCAGGTGCTTTCGCTAGAGATAGTAGCATAGCTACCTTCAATACCGAATCACCGAATCTATTCAATGTACCAGTTTCATCCTTTACCTCTTGGACTGCCATGTCCTCAATGAATCCTTCATACCATTGCTGATACATTAGACCAGCTGATGTGAAGTAATTAGTCTCACCTGATTCAATCTCAACGTGAGGAATCTTAAAGTCTCCTTCTTGTTCTCGACTGGCTAACGCCTGAAATGGACCATTCAGATTACTCAGTTCCTTTAAGTAATCCGTCAGCTCTGCATACTTGGGCGGATTAATTAAGGGGACGAGTAATGAGTTAGCTCGATTCCTTTTATTCTCAGATATAATAAAAGTACGAGCAAAATAGCCACCATGAATATCCTTTCTAGCAAAGAAATCATTCGAGTGAGCTTCATTAGTTGCCGTTAACATTGTAATGGTCGGATCCTTCAAATTGAAAGACTCCATTTTCAGCAGACTACGCCACTCGCCAATATTGTACTGACGGTCATACAGGTCTGTGAGTATGTCTGTGGCTACCTTGTCCTCAACTATCGAACTAGTTAATTCGCTACTACAAATGAATGCAGTAGACTTACTATTAACTTTACCACCAGGTTGAGTCTGGGCAGTTCCTAATTCTTTTAGGATGCCCTGTATACTAGATCTGCCACTAATGATACGTGTCCCATTAACAGCTTTCACCAGTTGCTTTGCCATACTGATTGGTGGACCCTTCTTCAATCCACTCTCAGCATGATACATCACATAGATGTTTGGATACAGGTTGTAAATCTGTCTATCCATCCATACATTATCTTTTACAACTGCTGATATAGCACTTAAGCCACCCCATAACCAGAAGTTCATGGGACTTTCTAGCTCGGAGTGTTGACTCAGCAGCTTTTCTAGCCATGTCATTTACTTCCTCAGAATGGTATGTCATCATCTTTAATTGTCCTATTCCATTCGCGCTCTCTTCTCACATCCAACTGTTCTAACTGTTCTTGTCTGACTTCCTCATCAGTCACTGTGAATTGTTCAGTAGGGGTCAACTCTCTTACACGTACCAGTTCAGGTACTTCAATCTTAACAGGCTCATCCTTTCCTTTGAATTTGCGTAAATCCTTGTAGTTCTCTCCAATCTCTACATCACATGGTATCTTAAGATACCTACGTGGTAGACTGCAAGTCTTAAAATTCAAAGGACGTTCCATCTCCTTTCGAGCTATCGGAATAAAGTCATCAAGATACTCTTTTCGCACCGAGAAAAGAAGCGCATCATGCGCCTCAAGTATAATTTTTGCTTCTCTGAATTGTCGCTTAATTCTGATACCTGCTGCTTTGGTATTATCAGTAACGGCTCGTTGAGGGATGTATGCCATAGCTTCTCTGAACAGGTCATCACCCCACCTTTCATAGAAAATACGTACACCACCTCTCTCCGCGTCAATACCCCACGGGAGCGGGGCGATAAGTTGCCTAGTATTTTTGAGGCATTCAATGATTCCGGCATGGAATATCCTTTGTATTTTAGGTTGACGTGCGTGGAATATCTTCAATGCACGGTCGGCGATTGCTTCCGTGATGGTGATTGGGATCTTATATTTACGTGCTTGGGTATTGAGTTCTGTACTTGCTCTTCTCGCGCCCGCTCCAAGATGGCCCGCATGACGTAGAGTCTTCCCGGCGAATCTAATAGGAGATTCATATCCCAGAATCTTCTTGGAGTAATTCTCTTCAGTACCACCAAAAAACCATGAAGCAGTGAGTGCATGATAGTCATGTTCATCAATATCCTGTAATGCTTGTTCATCCATTGCCAAGTTAAACACTACACGCGCTTCAGCTTGACTAGAGTCCAGATTAACAAATATTTCCCCCTCATCAGGGATATACATTCCGCGTACGTCAGCTCCAATATCACCATGCTTAGTGAATACTTGGAATGCCGTACCCATCACTTTCATGTCTTTCTTTTTACCCTTACCGACTAGATCGACTAGTGGTCTGATAGGTGGGTCTTGCTGACCTGTTGATGTGCGTCCAGTCTCTAGACACATATAACACGTCGTGCGCATCTTCTTATCGTAATCAGGAATCGCAAAGAGATAAGTCGATATTGTTTTACGTACTCGACGTCTCTCAAGACACTTCTCTATCCATTCACGTTGATCTGCTGTCTTGACTCCTGATTTGAGATTCAATAGAGCCGTAAGTTCCTCTTCTCCGACTCCTTTTCTTCTAGGTAGACCCCACTCATCGAATAGAAATGAATAGACTTGAACTGGTGAACTGACGTTAATGTCTACTCCAGCTATCTTGAACATCTCGAATCCAAGACGCTCATCCCATTCGACGTACTTCTTGATTAACTCTGATCTCTTAGCTTCATCGACTCTGAATCCGTTGTTCTCAATCTCTAGATAGAAATCAGGGAGTTTCATCAGGAAGTTTTCATAGAATTTCCTGACTCCTAATTCATCTAAGTCCGCATCCATCGCCTCGTCTATTTCGTATGTGACACAAGCATCACGCGCGCATCCGAGCAATAAATCTCCAAGTTTCCCTTCATACATACCTTCATCTTTATAGAAGGGTTCTCTGGTGTAGAGACTTGTAATAAATGCAAGCCCTTTCGGGAGTTCAGGGTTAATCGCGAATGCTTTGAGCATTGTATCTGAGTGTATTCCTCGAATAGTGAACCCCAGTCGTCTAAGTTTATCACGATCGTAGTTGAAGTTTTGTCCGACAATTTTCTTCTCCATTAATACTTCGGAGAGCATACTCCAAAGTGTAGCCATATCCGAATCAGGGATAGTTGATATGCCACCATCATTCCACAAAGGGACCGTCATTCCATGAGATTTATTGAATGACAATCCTACACAGATAGGAAGACAATGACCACCTGCTTCAATATCTACTGACAATTTCTCATGATTCTCATACTTCTTCAGGAACTCATACAAGTCACCAGAGTTACGACAGATCTGAAGTACTCGATTAGGCAGTTCTAGTAGTGGACTCCACCTCTCTTCCCATGCCCTCTTGATATCGAATATCATTATTTGTCGATTCCAGTATCCCTTGATTTCTCCGCCCGCAGCACTATGTAAAAGATGCGCGGGATGATAGGTAGGCACAAACTTATGGTCCATCCCCCACATGAGTGATCCGCGATGCCTAGATATTTTATCTTTCCCTGAGAGCGCCCAAAGAGCAGTGCCACCAAGAGCAAGTATGACGTTGGGCTTGATGTCATTTATCTCTACTCTCAGTTCAGCTAATTGCTGTTCCATGTCGATGCCATGATTACGCGCGCGCACATGGAATGGTAGCTTTTTCCTAGCTGCATTAGGTGGAACTTCATACTTGCATACATTCGTAATCCAACACTCACTTCTAGGGACTCCCGCATCTTTGAGTAGTCTATCTAGTTCTCTACCACTAGCTCCAACGAATGGCTTACCCGCGTGTGTCTCCTCATAACTAGGAGCTTCACCTAGTATGAGTACCTTCGCGCCCATCGGTCCCATTCCTGGGACATATTTATGTTCCATTGATTTTCACCCCCTTTAATTTTCTAATGATTATATGTAAGTTTATCTCAATTTCATTAGTATTGGATGATATTATTTCACGTATTGAATTGGTCAAGTTTGGAGATGTAAGTACTAAAGAATCAATCTCTCCAAGCATCACTTTAATACGATGAATATACCATTCAACTTCCGGTTCACTCATCTTCTTCCTTCTTCTCTACAGGCTTTTCCACAGAGAACATCTTGGAACACACCACACAGAACCACAGCCTTCTGATGGGCATCCATTCCATCAGAGTAATATCACTGTTCGAACAGTGGGGACACTTCAGTAGTTGTGTCGTCATCAGTTCTTTCTCTCTTATCAATCACACGCACATGGATTGCACGATGACCTTTACCCGGAATCTGAATTGGAGTGAACTCGACAATCATTCCAGTCTTCAATTCCTTAAATCCAATTGTGTCCTGTACGAGCGCAGTCCAATGAAAGAAGATACGTGTGAATTCAATATCCTTAGATGAGATGAATCCCCACCCTTCTTTACTCACTTTTATTACACGTCCAACGGCTTTCTTGTCAGTCATTTCTTCTCTTTCTTTTATTTGAATACACGAATAAGAAGCGGGGATACGCCCGTAAACTACTGGGTTGTAGTGTTAGGCGTATCCCCTGTTCACTAGATCCTCATATCTGGCATCAACTTATACTCTCATTGACCTGATACCGACACAGGGTGACAGTAATTTCTGAACTTCCAGTAATCCAATCTAGTGCATTCTGCTAGTCGTCGTCGTCATCTTCATTCAGAAGACCTTCGGTAGTCTCTTCACTACCATCATCGTCTTCATCATCTTCATCATCGTCTTCATCATCCTCGAAGACTTCTTCCTCATCTTCATCGTCCACTTCAGTCTCATCTTCAATGAGTTTCTCAGTGACTCCGTCTCCCTCTTCAGTCGAATCATCATCTTCTGGATCAGATGATTCCACGCGCGCGTCACCAAATTCATCGAGATAGAATTCCATCGTCATTCTCCTGATTGGACCTAGCTTACAAAAAAGAAGAGAGTCAGAATAGTGTAGGTCGTGACTACTCTGACTCTCTTCTACTAACTACTAGCTACGAACGGGCCGATACTTGTGGTTGACGCGATTCACCATGCGTCCCTGCCACTCACCATTCTCAACGAATACTTCGACCTGACGGCCTACTGCATTCGCAAGATCGAATCGCGCACCTGATTTCACCTCAACACCAAATGAGTTGAGGAAACCAACTGCGAATCCAATCGCCTTGGAGTTGAAGTTCCAATCGAGAGGAACCTTCGCGTACTCTTCTGATCCCGTATCGGCATTCTTGATGATCGTGGCCTCGACAGGATAGTTCGTAGAACCACCATCTTTCGATGGGCCTTCTCCGATGTTGTCGATATTGACAACATACCATGCAGGCTCTACAACTTTACCGCGGAGAAGATCACGATCTGAAAACTGTACAATCGGACTCATTTCACACACTCCTGTTTGTTAGAACTTCGATGTTGGAACGTAGGTTTCTTTCATTTTGGTGATGGCTGGTTTGATGTAGCTATCGTAGAGAGGCTTGTCACCGAATACAATCTCTCTGTCCAGTCCAAGTGCTGTTCTTGCGAAGTCATCACCTGTGTGCTCAGTCAATAGTGAATAGTCACCTCCTGCTCCTTCTACGAATCCCTTCTTAATGTTGAAGTGATATACTTCACCACAATAAGCAGGGATTTTCGGTGCAACTTTTTTACCCGCAGTCACGATAGTTCTGCTGACGTGCGTGGTATTGTTCGTAGTGTTACGATATTCCGCCTGAACGACGTGCGCGATAAGGATAATGTTCACCTTATGGAAGGCACATATATCCTTCGTGAGTGCAATCAACTCTTGTAATGCTGCACTCTCTGCGTTATAATCTTCGATCTCATTGACTGCAATTCCTGCAATCAACTTACCGGCGGCTGCGCCGCTTTGTCTAGTGACACCATACTTCGCCTTGACTGTCTGACGTAGTGTCATGTCAGCCATAGAAGTAATACTGTCAAACACCAGAGTACGATACGGACAATCAACTTGGAACTTCTCAAGCTGTT